ATTTTTTATTGTCATCAAAATATATTCTTTTCAATCCTATTTCTACACCATCACCTCTTGTAAATTGATATTCAGCATCTTTTTTGATTTCATCTTTAATAGGAATTGGTTTGCCTGTTCTTGGGTCTATTGGTCTTTCAGGAGGTTTCCATTCACTAATATCAGTTGGTTCATATTTTAATTCTTTTGCTTTAGGTCTTTCAATTTTAACTCTTTTATATTCAATATCATGTCTTTCACACCAAAGTTTCCAATAAAAATTATACATACCATTAAATACTTTTCTTCTATCCTTAGCGGTATTTAATTTGTTTTTAAATTCTTCTTTCTTATCTTCATATTTAGGATTATCAAGTTTGTTGTTATAAATTTCTATATCTTCTAATTCTCTTATAGTTTTCTTTTTCAATACACTTAACATAACTCTTATTTCATTATCATCAGCATTTTCATTCAATAAAACGCCGTAATCTCTAAAATAACTATACATATCTAAATCCACAGGATATTTACCATACTCACTAACTTTATTATTTTTAATTGCTTCCATCATAGTTGCTTCTCTATATCCTTGTGGAATATCACCAATATAATAATAAGGTTTTCCTTTCAATTTCTCTCTTGGTTTTGGTTGTTTTGCTTTTTCTTCTTCTTTTAACTTTTTAGCCTCCTCTAATTTCTTCTTTTTTGCTTCTGCTAATCGTTTTCCTATTGCTTTTGCTTCTTCACTTCCTTTTTCAACTCTTGCTTTTGATGTTATTGATTTTTTGACCTCCTTAACTTCTGTTTTAATTCCTTTCTTTGCTTCAAGTGCTTTTCTCATCTTTTCTGCATGTGCTATTGCTTCAGGGCTTCCTTTCTTAAAACCCATTCCTTTTAATTGCATTACTATAAAATCATCACCGTCTAAATCGTCATTTAAAAATTGTTCTTTTATAACTCCATGACCAGTCATTCTTTTAAGGTTTTCTAATCCTTCTATTAATTCATACAATCTATCTTGTTTATCCATTAATTCGTCCATTAAATCCATATCTTGTAATCCGTTCATAAGGTTATCAATTCTTTCATATTCTCTGTTTAAAAATGGTAAATCTTGAACTCCGTAATCTTCTCCAACTTCAAACTCTCTTACTCTTGGAGGTGCTTGTGCTTGTTGTTGTCTTGGTTGTCGTACCCTCCTATTTGGATTTTGGTCTCCTTTATCAAATTCATTTAATAGGGATTTTTTAGCCTGTTTAGTTCCCCATAAATAAACTTCTTTTCTTTCAAATTGTTGCCTTTCTGTCATTTATAATTATATATATGACAAAAACTTTAAATGGTTTAAAAATTTCATTAGAATGCGAGGCTTGCCGTTGGTCTTATAAAAAGTATAAGGTTTTTTTTATAATTTTCTAAAATTTACAAAATATAGTAAAAATATACTTTTATCCTTATTCCAAAATGTAAATAACGGCAAATTTCTTATATTTTATATTTTTTACTTTAATCACCAGAGAAGATGATATGATAAAAAAGCAGGGGAATATAAAGGCATTGTTTCCCACTTCTTATTCCTTTTAAGAAATGCGTCACGTCTATCCATGTCTTTATGTTTAGTATAATCTTGGTATGGAATTTGACCAAAATGAACCCATTTATTATTATCAGGGTTTAAAATCATATATTTCTTATCCTTTTTAGTTGATAATTTAATTTCAACATCATTGCCGTATATTTCTTTAGCCAGTTTAAATACTTCATCAGGGTTAGAATATTTTTCAATTCCTCTCCCCTCAAATTTTGGTAAATTCTTATCACCCTTAATTTTTTGTTTTAGTTTTATTTGTTCCTTAAGGTTAGATGGTTTTATCTCATCAGGTGTTAATGGAGTATTTTCACTTACTTTCTTCGTAGGTCTATATACCGGATATTCCTCATTCCCTATATCTTTCCATTCTTCTTTAAACCATCTACTTAATTTCTTTTCTTCTTTATCGTCACTGTATTTTCCACCAAGTTCTTTATAAGTTTTTACAATAAAACCAGATTTATAAGCACTTGGTTTTTCGTATTTTTCATCGGCAATCTTTTTTGCTTTTTCATAAATTTTAGGATTTAATATTTTAGGCATTATATATTATTTATCTGTTTTTGTTTCTATATTATTTTTAAATCTTAAATTTGACAAACTTAACTCTCTATCAGGTGTAGGAGGTAAGCCTAATTCCATTGCTCTCATTTCCTCTTCAACTTCAACCTCTACATTCCTATTAACGCTAACACACCCCCAACAAATGCTAAAGTTATGACATTTAGATTTTAAACAATATTTTAAAGCAAGTCCAACTGAACCCGTTAATATTGTTAGAGTTGTAATCCAAAATACACTGTTAAATTCACTCCACCAAGCCATTATTATATAAAATACTTATATAATCATAACTTTAAAAAAATATATATTTGTTTATCTTCCAAAAGCACTTGATGTACCCCTATTTAATGTATCATTCACTGCCATTTTATATAATATAAGATTATTTATCTTGTTATAGTATTATCAGTTCCTCTATTAATTGCTCTTGAAGCATTTTGAAGAAGGCAATAATCCAGACCTAATACTCTTGCGGAAGCGTCTCCATTATTTCTTAAATGTTGCCCCAGAAATAAAGCACTATCACCAGTAGTGGGATTTGTTGGGACATTCACCCAATCACTTGTAAAACTATTTCCATTATTTAAATTAACAAAAATACCTCTTGTTTGGTAATTACCTCCTGATAATTGAAACTCAATAGTCGTTCTACAATGATTACAAACAGCAGTATCTGGACCAGTTCCATTAGTTACCGCAACATTATTTACGTAAAACTGCCAATTTTGAGCGGTTGAATTAGCACTTGAACGCCTCCAAATTATTCCACCTAAATCACTATCGTCAGCATTGGGAGTAGATGTATTGTATAAACCAAATGATTTAGTGACATTAGTAGGTGAAGGAGTAGTAAATGACGCTAATGTCCCAGTTCCACAATCAACAAATCCCCAAGTTATAGACCTAACTTGAATGGGTCTAATTATTCTGTTTCCAGTTATTGTAAAATTATCACTATTGTTATTGGCTCCAGTTGATATACTTAACAATCCTATTCTTGATGTTAATTTTGTTCCCTGACCCGCATCTAATGAGACGTCGTATATTATTCTTGCCGCACCTAAAGTAGTTACAGCATTAAACCAACCAAAAGGTGCTGACGCAGTCCCGTAACTAACAAAATCGTCAAAAATAAATGGATTAGCGACATCCCAATAGTTATAAGATAATGTAGCAGTAGAAGGGTTGTAAGTTAATGGACCAGTTGTATCGTCTTGGAATAACGCTTTATTTCCTGTTCCGCTTGTTTTTGAAAAAGGAATATAATAAGTTCCGCTTGTATTATCGCTTGTCACCAAAGCGTTATTCGCACTTGTAGCAGTACCAGCAAAATTAGTAGCAGTTAAAGTATTTGTAGCATTGTCGTAAGACATCCCTCCTTGAAAAGTCATTAATCCAGTCGCACCAATTGTAAGTCTTGTAACACTACCAGTATTCATTGTAATATTACCAATACTTCCATTAACAGTTATAGAAGTAGTAGGAGTAATACCTGTTCCACCAGCAGCCATTGCCGCAAGAGTTCCAGATACACCAATTGAAGCATTAGTTGATGACTGAGTGGTTAATCTTATTACAGCAGTTCCAATTCCAGCCCCTGAAGTTCCAACCAAACTAACATCGCCTGCCAATACAGAAGGATTATAATTGCCTTGATTTGATTTAGGTAATACAAGAAGCTCTCTTGCGTTTGCTCCTCCTCCTGTACCACCGACACATTGTAATGCTATCTCATTATCAGGTCCTGTCACAGCATATCGTCCTCCGGTTCCAGCAGTATTATTACCAAGAGATAATAGTTGTGTATCAGGATTATAAACCAAAGGTCCGCTAACATCGTCCATAAATAACGCCTTATTACCATTTCCACTTGTTTTTACAAAAGGGATAAAATAATTTCCATTAGTATCATCGCTTGTTACCAAAACATTATTAGCATTTGTAGCAGTTCCACTAAGAGCACCACTAAAAGTAGTTGCGGTCAAAGTTCCACTGTTAGGATTATAAGTTAATGGGGTAGTTGTTGTATCAATACATAAAGGTCTTGAAGTAGCATCCTGAACAAAACAAGGATAAAAAGTAGCATTGGTAGTAGTATCAACAGCAACAACATTACCGTCAAATGTTGTCGTAGAACCAGGAAATGGACCGAATGTATTTGTAGCAGGATTATAAATACTTGAACCATTAGCACCAGTTCCAGCAATTGTAATTTGCCCAGTTTCATTAATATTAACCCTATTAACATTATTTGTTTTTAAAATAACATCACCATTCCCTCTTCCTTCAATAGTAATGTCGTTATTATTTTGAGAATGAACTAAAGCACATTGGTGTATTTCACCGTTATTCATATCTATTAATCTATTTGCCAAAGGCCCTGACACTTCAATACCATTGTTAAAAGTTGCTAATCCATTAACGTTAATTACTTGTAAATTTTCAGTTCCTTGAGCGTTAGGATATCTTAAATATCTTTTGTCCGCTTGATTTTGTGTTATAAATTCATCACCGCCTAAAAACACAGTTGAGTTAAAAGTCGGTAAATTTTCCGTTGGAGGAGTATAATCAGTCATTTATAATATAATAAAATATTATTACTATATCTTTAAAAACTTTATTAAATAAATATTAATATGTATTATATATAAATGAAAAAATCAGATATTGATAACACAACTGCAAGTGTAGAATTACATCGTAAAAATGACATAAGGAAAAAACCAAAAGAAAAACCAAATGAGATTGTTAATTTTTACGATGTTATACCAAAAAAATATTTAGATGATGTGGAAAATCCTAATTTTAATTTACATCACATTGAAATTCCTTTTAGAATGTGTGTAGTCGCTCCTTCGGGAAGCGGTAAGACCAATTTTGTTTTAAACTTAATAAGGGTTTTTAGTTCTGGTAAGGGAACTTTTGTTGATATTACAATAGTGACAAGGAATAAAGATGAACCGTTATATAATTGGTTAGCCGGTCAAAGTGATAATATAAAAATAGTAGAAGGAATGGTTAATAATCCTAAATTGGACGATTATGATAAAAAATATAACCATTTATTAATATGGGACGATTTGGTCTTAAGTAAGAATTTAGACCCTGTATGTGAATATTATTTGAGAGCAAGAAAAAAGAATGTGAGTTTAATGTTTTTATCTCAATCATATGTTGATATACCAAAGATGATAAGGAAAAACTCAACTTATTTGGTTTTGTTTGATTTGGGTGGAAGTAAAAGAGAACAAGATTATGTTATGAGAGAATGGTCGGGAGAATTGGATAAAGATGAACTAAGAGCAATATACGAAGATGCAGTCAAAGAAAAATTAAGTCCTCTTATTATTAAAGGTGGTAAAGTTAAAAAGAATGAAAAATATAGAAAAGGATTTGTTGGATTTTACAACCTAGATGAGTTTTTAAAAGGAATTGTAAGAACATTACCAAAATCTAAAAGAAGGATTAAAAATATAACAAATGATGAAGAAAAATCAATTAGTTCTGAAAGTGATTAAAAAATCTATAGGAATAAGAGAGTTGCCGTTGGTTCTTATATTTTGATATTTTGGAATAAGTATAAAAGTATATATTTATTATATTTATTAATTTTTAGAAAATCTTATAAATTTCCTTATCCTTTTTATAAGACCAACGACAAAACTATAATTTTATATAAAACAATATAAATATATATCATTATGTATAGTATATATAAAAATGCTTACAGATATTCAAATAGAAGATTTAGCGGAAAGAATGAAAGTTCCATTAGCAGGGGTATATTTTAAAGATGAAATACCAACTCCAATGTCATATAATAAAGTATATATAGTAAATTTGCAAGATAGCGAAACAGATGACGGAGACCAAAATAGTGGAACTCATTGGACTATGGCTTATATAAGAGAAACACCAAATGGAAAATTACAACCAATATATTTTGACCCATATGGTTGTCCTCCTCCTGAAGTTATAAAGAAAATAATTGAAGATGAATGCAACATGAAATGTCCTTATACAACCAAAGATATACAAAGTTTAATGAATAACGCATGTGGGTTTTATTGTTTGGCTTTAGCCCATTTTATTTGTGCGTCCAGATATAGGACAAACGATTTATATAGAGATGTAGATGATTTTATGGATATGTTTGATGATTTAAATCATTCAATTGACTGGAAAAAGAATGAATATATATTAAAACACTTTTTCTTGAGTGAAGACCCTACTAAAAGAAAAGAAGTTGATGTATTAAGTCAAACACATGATGATTATGAGAGAATATTAGCGGAAGATGAGCCTAATGGAATTGACTTAATGAAACTTCCTGTTGATATAAAATATATGGATAAAAAATAATAAAAAATCCAAAAAAATCAAACATTGATATATCACTAATTCTAAGGCTTAAGAATACATATCAAATATAATCTAAAATAATGTAATAACGATTTCTATAAATTTTCATATTTTTATGTATAATATATCATGAAAATATTTTTATATTAACATGGTAAATAATTTAAAGGTTTATATATATACTCTTATATATAATGGAAGAACCAAAGGATATTAAATATTCAAGTTATACTGAAGCACAGAAAAGAGCGACTAAAAAGTATAGAGAGAATAATAAGGAAAAAGTTAATGAGCAAAGAAAAAAATATTATCAAAATAGAAAAACAAAAGACCCCAATTTCTTATTATACAAACGACAAAAGGCTAAGGAGTATTATGCTAAAAAGAAAGAAAGAGCATTAAAACTTAAAGAAGAACTCCTCAAAAAAGCAATTGAGGAAACGGAACTTCATAAGACTATTGAAAAAGCAAAGGAGGAAGTTAAACCACCTTCACCCACTACAGTTGTTGATATTGTTTATCCTATATTGGAAGAAAAGAAAAAACGCAAATATGTTAAAAAGCAAAATAAAGAATAAAATATTATTATAGTATATATAATGTTCAATTCAAAGATATTTAAAAAGAACCCAAACTATACAATACCAATAATACCTAAAATTAAAGTTGATAGTATTGATGAAGTCGCCGATTTTATAGTTCTTGACACAGAAGATGTATTAAGCCCTCCACCTACTCCAAGAGCAAATACAGAAGATATAGTTGCTCCTAAACCAAAAAGAAAATATGTAAGAAAAAATAAAACCATTTAAGTTTTTTAGTGTATATATTATTATATGAATAATAATATAAAACTTTATAATATATATTCTGTATTATATATTAGTAGTGATGATGAAACTACTAAAAAGGATATAAAACCGATTGCAAGAAAAAAAAAGCAATATTTATGTGATGGTAAATGTATTAAAGATTTTAGCCGTAAGTCTTATAAAAAATATAAAAATTATTCTGATAATATAGAAAATAATAATAAATATAAAAATATAGAAAATAATATAAATTTCCTTATACTAAATCATAAGACCAACGACAACTCTCTTATTCCTATGAAAAAATATGAAAATCATAATCTAATTGGGCAAAATTTAATTTCTTCTACATAATCCGTTTATTATGTTTAACCTATTTTTTTTTAATTACGGAAAAGCCATGCTTTTCGTAGATTAAAACAAAAATTAGTTAAACATAAGCCAATATATATAATTATAGAGTATGTCAGGTTATATTGTAGAAGAGCCGGAGAGTTGCCCAGTATATTATAATTCTGATGGTAATATTAAATACCTCATAACAAGTAATATTAATGATTATTGGTTAGAATATTCACCAATACAAAAGAAGAGGTTTAAGAAGGTTCTACATCAATTAAAAAATACTTGGTATGATGTATTTAATCAAATGAATTTTATACATAGTTATTCCTCAATTGAAGACTGTAATTCATTAATGGTTAAAATTCACAAAATATTTCTTATAGAACATAAAAGTAAAATCCAGTTCTATAATGAAGAAAAAATAAAACTCCGTAAAAATAAAAACTATATATCAAAGAAAATTAATAAATTGAAAAATACAAAAAGCAAATTATAGATGTATAGAATATAATGTTAAATCTTTTTACATTGTCTTTAATCTGGTTCTTTACTTGATAATATAAATCATCATTTTCTTTTATTTTCTCTATAACATTCATATGATTATTTGTCATAATTCTGTCATGTAATTTTAATTCTTCATTTATATAATTTAATTTTTTATTAATATCATCAATTTCTGTTCTGTGTAATTGTAAGGCTTTTTTACAGGGATATATTTCTTCATTATATTGTTTTATAATATCTTGTTCTATTTTATCCCTAACACATATTAAATCATATCTATCAACTAAATTTAATCTTTCCATTATATATAGTATATACTATATATAAATCTTTATATTAGTTTATATATACATTAAATAAATAAATTCCTATTGAAGGGGCTTGTCAGGCTATATATAATAACACAATTAAACAAAAATTAAGCGATTTATTAACAAATTAGTATGTTTTATATAGTATTGTATTAATTAAAAATTTT